ATCAGATTTAAGACAAAGAAGGAACTAAAGACAATGGTAGGGAAAGACATCAGTGGACATATAATCGAGACGAGCATCTTTGGAGCAGAGTACAATGGTAACAACAAGGGCACGGCTGTTTGTGTGTCCTTAGACCCAAGTAGAGTACGGAACTCTTTCGCACAGATTTGGGTAACTGATAATATTTTAACCAAGGTAACATAGGAGGAAAGAGAATGCCAATGACCAAATGTAGGTGTGGATACTGTAATAAGTCCTATGACGAGAAGAACCATAAATGGTGTGCAGGATACGGTTGTAGATTTTATTGTTCAAGAGAATGTTGTCTCAAGGCGTGGGAGAGACAAGGGGATACCAGAGAGACTGCTCCGAGGTGTCCTTGTTACTAATTTATAGAGGGAGATAGAATGATATATGCTATAAAAGAGAAAGACAGGTTTGACTTTGGTTGCCTATCCAAAAGCAGAGAAGAGTTGGAGGATAAAATAGTCAAGGCATACCAAGCGTGGAAAGTAGCACAAAGAGAAGAGCATAAGAGTATGTCAATATTTATGGAGAGGTACAAAAGAGTCAAAATAACTGTGGAGGAAATAGAATGAGAAGAAAAGAGATAAAAAAAGTTAGGAAGAGAGAAGAAGACGAATTTAATCCAATCAAGAGAGCAGAAAAGATGGTTGACAAAGCACGAGCAGAATTATTTCTAGCAACAAATTTATTAATGAATCCTCCAAAGGCACCAGACCATGCATACAAGATGAAAGTCAAGGAGTTGATTCAAGACGCAGAGATAAGCATAAAGATTTCTTTAGAAAATTTATTTGCATAAACTTTTTGTAAGCGGAGGGAGAAAAATGAGTAATGTGATGAGAAGGAAAAAGGCCACCAAGAAAGTAATAAGAAGAATAGCTGAGGAGAGGATTAGAATATTTAGCCTAAGAGATACACCTCAGGAGTATATTGAGAAGTGTATAACAGAGGAAGACGAGATACTAAGCAGGCAAATGCGCAATATCGCTCATGAGGATTGCCTCATAGCAGAATTCGAGAATGATATTTTAGACCAAAAAAGAGAAAGGAGCGGTAAATGTTATTAACATCATTAAGGATTGCTATTATTATTTTAATCGTTGTGGCGTGGTTTGCTAGTTATAAGGTTTGGATTGGAGGGAAACAACAACAGGAAACAACAGTCAAAGAAAGTTTTTGGCAATCAGGAGATAAGGTTCAATTCAGTGTTAATGGTAAATGGATAGATGCGGAGGTACAATAATGAAACAGGTGATAATTAATGTTGGGAGTTCTCTGACTGTCAAGAGACTCCCTCCCCATCTCATACCTAAGATAAGAGAACTACTGATAATAGAAAATCCTCTTTATAAGGAGAATGAGAAACATGGTCACAGTAACTACAAAACCTCTAGGAAATTGCGTTTTATTAGTGCAGATTCTAAAACAATGCCGAGGGGGTTTATCAACACCTTGAGGAAACTACTACAGGAGGAGAACATAGATTACAGAATCAGATTAAAGACAGTTTCTCGTCCTCTACTACCTATCCTTAAATCTAATATCTCATTTGAGAAGAGGCCTTACGGAGCCGCGGCAGTGGAGAAGGTATTAAAGAGGAAGTTTGGTGTCTTACAAGCCCCAACAGGCTCTGGTAAGACTGTGATAGCAATTGAGACGATGGTACGAAGAAACGAGCATACTCTGATTGTTGTACATACGAAGGAGTTGATGTACCAATGGCGAGACAGGCTACTAGACTTTACTGATATAAAGGAAGAAGAGATAGGCCTGGTAGGGGATGGTAGACAAGAAGGGATAAAGAAGATAACAGTAGGCATAATCAACTCTCTACAAAAGATAAAGGTATTAGACGGTATATTTGGATACGTTATCGTAGACGAATGCCACAGAGTGCCTAGTACCGTATTCTCCAAGTTCCTTATAAGGCTAGACACCAAATACATGCTAGGACTATCTGCAACACCATACAGGCGAGACGGCCTAACGCAGGTAATCAACTTCTTTATGGGAGATGTCGTCCATGTGATTAAGACTAAGAAACTACAAGACCATGGTCATATAATGAGAGCGAATTTGAAAGTTATTGAAACAAAATTCAGTCCTTATGTACAAGGTGTATATGACTACCAGAGAGTAATCAAGAAAATGGTCAACGACGATGATAGAAATAATTTGATAGTATCTAAGGTTCTTAAACAAGCTGAGAAGGAGATTGGGAAAGGAGTAATACTTGTAATATCAGATAGGAAAAACCATTGTGAAGATTTATTCAGGCTTCTTTCTAATAGTTTATTTAGAACCTTTCTTGTAACTGGGTCAACACCAAAAGATAAAAGACAATACGCTACTGAACAACTCAACGCAGGGCTGGGAGAAATCTTAATAGCAACAGGACAACTAATAGGGGAAGGTTTTGACTTGAAACACTTATCTAGCATTTTCTTAACCACGCCTATAAAATATCCTGGCAGGCTGATACAGTATGTAGGGAGGATACTAAGGAAGGCAGATGGGAAAGAGAAGGCAACTATATTTGACTTTGACGACCCTTGTTGGTTACTCAAGGGGAGCTTTGGTAAACGAATGAAAACCTATAAGGAGATGGGAGTAGAAAATGTTTGATATAATTCAATTCTACGATGACTATACAGTTCCCTATTACCTAAGTGGTAACAATGTTATGGAAGGTTGGGTCAACATTAACTGTCCTTTCTGTGACGACCAATCTAATCATTTAGGTGTATTTATTAAAAGGCCGAGGAATGTTAAATGCTGGAGATGTGGAGACCACACCATACCCGAACTGTTATCTCACTTCTCAGATAAGAGTATCAAACAACTATACAAAGAATACAAGGCAGAGGGGGAGGAGATAAGACAGGAGAAGAAAAAGAAGGTTGTTGTTCCTGTTGAGGAGATAAGGAAAGAGTTTGAAGAGAACTCAAGACCTATGTCTCTTAGATACCTATCCTATCTTGACAAGAGAGGCTTTGGTACGGAGACAGAAAAGGACTGGGATTTAAGAAGTGGATTAGAGATGGGGAGGTATAGATACAGATTGATGATTCCTGTCTACTCTGATAAGCAGATAGTTTCTTTCCAAGCGAGAGACATCACAGATAGGCAAGACATAAAATACATGAGCTGTCATAATTCTAATATTAAAGACTACCTGTATGGACTAGACTATGTCAAAGGAGACAGAGTCATTATTACAGAGGGTGTCACAGATGTGTGGCGTCTGGGGAAAGGAAATGCTATTGCCACCTTTGGAATAGAATACACCCAAAAGCAGATAGAGTTAATTGTGAGAAAGGATTTTAAATATGTAATAGTATTCTTTGATAGTGAGCCACAGGCAATGTCTGCAGCTACCTCCCTGATAGGGAACCTGGAGCAATACGACATACATTGCACCAATATTACAATTCCTGAGAAAGACCCTGCGAGCCTTACAGATGGGGAGGCAGGAGACATTGTTAAACAATTATTATCTTCGTAGTTACATGGTATTTTATTTTTTACTTTACATTTCAAAATAGATTGTATATATTACAGAAGTATCAAGGGCGAAATTTTAGAAAGTAAAAATATGTATATAAACTATTTAACAACCATCGAAAACCCACATTGTGAACGGCTATACATGATTTGCTTTCTTGGCGCCCTTGTTAAGACAGACAAACCAAACCTTCACTTTGTGGGCTTTTTTATCTAGAGAGGATATGAAATGAAACAAACACCTAATTATTATGGAACAATACCTGCTCCAATAAGGTATAATAAAAGCCTCCAACCCAACGCTAAATTACTATACTCTGAATTGACCGCCCTATGTAATAAAGAAGGTTACTGTTGGGCTAGTAATAAATATTTTGCTCAACTATATAATACCTCCACTACCTCAGTATCGAGATGGTTTTCCTCTTTAGAAAAAGAAGGATTTGTAAAAGTAAAGGTTGTAAGAAGCGAAACAGGTACCAATAGAAAAGTCTACCTGGAGGGGGCGACAAAATTGTTAAACGGGGGCGACAGAAATGTCAAGTATAATAATACAAGTATTAATAATAAAAAAGTATCTAAAGATACTACAACCGAATCTAAAGATTCGTCGACTATTTTTAAATCTCCTTTTACAAAAAAATGCATTAAGGTGTGGAATGATATACCTTTTACTCAAAACATCAGGGTTACCCAAAAGACTAAGACCATCCAAAGGATAGAGAAGTATATCGGTCAGTTATTACACGGCACCTTTACCAGTGCTAGAGATAATAAGACATTTGATACCGAATGGTTTAAGAAGAATAAGATACCATTACCATTTAAAAAGATAACCAAGAAAGAAGTTTTAATGACTATTAAAGGTACTGCTCTTTACTCTAAGGACGGATACTTCACAAAGGATAAGATGTATATGCCTAAAGACCTCGCGACTCTGATACATAACTCTAGAACAGGAAAGTCTTGGTTCCTACTTGCTTACCATGAGAAGCCAAAGCCATTTGGTAAAACCTCAGTAGACCCAGACCCTAAAGCATCTGAGTATCTCATTAGTCGATTAAATGGAAATTATACTGATTCAGATACAGTTAAATTACACAATGGAATTACCTCCATCAAGAAGTTTGTTACTGACATTCCTAAAAAGTCTACAGAGCAATACAAGATAAGAATGGAAGTAGGCAATACCTTGAGAATATGCAAAGCATACATCTACTGGATACAACACCAAGACTGGATAGACACCATAAATGTATCTATTCTAAATGCTAATAATAAATTGTGGAAAAGGTTTGTTAAGGAGAAGGAAGAAGAATATGGTGGGTGGAAACTCTCATAGGGCTTATTGTAAGAATGGATGTGGAGTAAAAACTTTTGATTGGACAGGAGTATGTTCTAGATGTCGTATTAGTCCTCATAGAAAACTATCTAAGAGCAAGAGGGGATATATATCCATAGAAGAATTAAAAAGAAGAGAGATGATGGATTGTATCACTTTGAATATTCAAGAAGGGTGGTTCTATCCAGACGAGGACGAGGGTAAACAACATAAAAAGCAAATCAAAGATTGAAAAGGAGAAACAGTGATAGATGTCAAAATAGAAAAGCAGATAGTAACAGGCATGATAATGAGTACAGAGTTCTTAGAAGGTATTGTCCCCATCTTCCGAGAACAGTTACAAGCACCTGCCACTAACAAAGTAGCAACATGGTGTGCCACTTATTTTAAACAGTATGGGCAGGCACCAAAGAGACACATCAAAGATATATTTAAACAACATTCCAAAAGCCTACCAGACGAGGATAAATTCCTAATAGAGGAGTTCTTAGATAGGCTGTCAAAGAAGTTTAAGGTGTCTAAAAGTTTTAATGCTACTTATATTCTTGACATAGCCGAGGAGTATTTAAGAGCAATAGCACTGGAGGAATTACACAACAGGTTAGGAACAGCAATAGATAATGGAGCCGTGACAAAAGGTGAGAACATAATAAAGAAGTTCGAGAGAGCTGCTCGACCAGAGACAAAAGGTATAGACCCATTCAGTAATGAGGCAATATTAAAAGCATTCGACGACGACGCAGGAGATAAACTGTTCAGATTTCCTGGTGTGTTAGGAGATACGGTAGGAGATTTTGAAAGAGAATATTTAGCAGCTTTCTTCGGTATAAGAGGGACTGGGAAGACGTGGTGGTTATTGTGGACTGGTTTACTAGCAGTCTTTCATGGATACAATGTTGTATTCGTATCACTGGAGATGTCTGAGAAGCAAATAGTGAAAAGAATACATCAATACCTGAACGCCAAACCTACCAACAAGCCTAAAGGTAGAACAGAGATACCCGAGTTCTGTGATGAGGAAGACGAGGACGGAGAGGTAACGACAGTATTTAAAAAGCAGAGAAGAAAACAGTTGACAATGCGAACAGCAATGAGTAAGATGGTGGATATAGACGAGTCCAGTCTTATAAAAGCAAACTTTAAATTAATTACTTATCCATCTGGTTATGCTTCTGTATCAGACCTCAAGGCACATCTACATAATATGGAATATTATGAGGACTTTGTACCAGATGTTATTATCACTGACTACGCTGACAAATTTAAGCCTGAGATAGATGGGGAGATGAGACACAAGATAGGGAGTATCTGGAAAGCACATAAGGCGCTGGCACAAGAAAGAAAGTGTCTGGTATTAACAGCCTCCCAAACCAACACGGCGAGGACAGGAAAAGACATTGGCGTAGGAAGTGCAGCTGAGAGTATGGAAAAAGAAAATGAACCAGACATATTAATAGCCTTAAACCAGAATCCTATACAAAAGAAGCAGGGACTAATGAGAACCTGTCTTACTAAGCATCGCCATAACGAATACGATATAATTAAAGAGATATATATCACACAATGCTACTCTATTGGCAGACCTTACCTAGACAGTAAGGTTAAAAGTTAATAAAAAAACACCGTTTTTTCCTTTACTTTTGTTTAAGAAAAGTTTATAATGTATAGACAATTATTTTAACCTTTTAGGAGAATAATAATGAGAACATCGGTTACAAAATTATTCGAGTTTGAAGCCTGCCACCATCTCCCTAACTACGATGGAGCCTGTAGAAACCTACATGGACATTCTTATAAACTGGAGGTAGAGATAAAAGGAGAGATAGACGATGTATCTGGAATGGTAACAGACTTCTCAGAATTGAAAAAGACTGTCAAAAGGCTAGTAATAAATAAGTATGACCACGCTGACTTGAATGAGTTCTTTGACATGCCAACAGCAGAGAATATGGTTGTAGAAATATTCAGAGTCTTAGATGAATATTTTAACTATAATGAATTAGATGGAGTACCCTTGACAATTGACCACCCATTAGAGAGAGTCCGTCTTTATGAAACATCAACTTCTTATGCAGAGGTAAAAAGATGATAGTTAATGAGATATTTACTTCAATAGACGGAGAGGTTAATAGGTGGGGACAGGGAATCCTGACTACCTTTGTAAGACTTCAAGGCTGTAATCTAAGATGTGATTATTGTGACACTCCAGATGCCTTAGAGTTTGCTGACCTAATCCACGATGTATCTATCGCCGAAGTAATTACTGAAATAGCAAACAAGGAATGCAAAAAGGTTACCATTACAGGAGGAGAGCCTGTGGCTCAACACGACTTCTTTGAATTGTTGGATTTACTAATGAGGTATGAGTATTGGGTTTCGATTGAAACCAACGGGACTTATCTAATCCCTATCCCTTACCTGAATGATGAGAGGTTGAGTTGGGTGGTAGATTATAAATGGGAGTATCAGGAAAGGATGAGGATGAACTGGACTGCTCTATCAGAGAATGACTGGATTAAATTCCTAGTGAATGAGGATAATGTAATGGGTATTTTTAGTAAGATAAAAGAAATGAGGAAGGAGGGAGTATCGGCAAGAATAGCTGTGAGTGATGTAAGTTCTCCAGAGGCTATCCATGTTAATCATGTTTGGCTTATGAATTTACTCATTAAGGAAAGGATGTTTGATGTGTCGTTAAATGTACAGTTGCATAAACTAATTGGAATAGCATAAACCTTTAACCAAAAGGAGAAAGAAAGATGAGTACTATAGCAAAACAAGAACTGGAAAAAGCAGTAGACGAATTGAACGACAAGATTTGTGACCCGCCGATAAAGAAGAAGGACGAGAAGAAGATGGCAAAGAAGATTCTGATTGCCGCAAAGCTGATTGAGAAGGGAGATGACATTTCTAAAGAAACCATGGCGACCATCAAAGCTCTCAAAGGTAGTAAACCGACCAAGGCTAAAAAGAATGGAAAGGAGGCTAAGAGCTCTTCCAAGCCTAAAAAAAGTAAGGCAACTAAGCCAACAGTCTCCAGTAATGGGACAACAAGAGCCGATGGAGTTCACGCCTGTGTTTCAAGATGTAAGAAAGGAAAGTCTTTTAATGACCTCGTAAAAGACATAGGTTCTCATTTAGGAGGGAGTGCTTCTGAATCCAGTATAACAAGTTACCTGAGAGTTGCTCTATCTACCCTGGAGAAGTTTGAGGTTGTAGAACACGAAGAAGGACTATACACCTACAAGGGGTAATGCAAACAAGATTAACGTCATTAATGGAGGTGGGTCTAAATGTATTATCTGGATTTGTATTGGCATGGGCGACAACCATTGTGGTGTTGCCCATGTTCCTTCCTATAGAAGAAGTAAAGGCTATGCAATCTTTTAAAATTACAGTTGTCTTTACCATTATTTCAATAACCCGAGGTTATATATGGAGAAGGATTTTCAATAATAAACTGAAGGAGAAGAAATGATTAATTATGGTGCCACAGACTTTAGAGAAGATGTATGGCTTTTGGTAAAAGCGATTGACAAAAGTTATGATTATATCTACGCAGTTCCTAGAGGAGGTATTGCCTTAGCTGTTGCTTTGAGCCAGGAGCTTAAAATTCCTTTAGCAGAGAATCCGTTCTTCTATGATGATAAAGATAAGGCGAACGTTCTTGTTGTTGATGATATCATCGACTCAGGAAAGACAAGAGTATCCTACAGAGAGTTCGATTTTGCCTGCCTCCATAAAAAACTCCATTGTCAGATAGATAATATATCTTATCCTCCCACCAAAACTTATTCTGCTAACCCTGCCATAGACGATTGGGTACAGTATTTCTGGGAGGCTGGGGAAGAGAAAGCAGAAGATGCTGTTATTAGAACCATTCAGGCAATCGGAGATGTTCCTAATAGAGAGGGACTGGTAGAAACTCCTAAGAGAGTCGTTAAGAGTTGGGAAGAGCTGTACAACGGATATAAACAAGAGCCAAAGGACATATTCACTTCTTTCTCCTCTGATGGGTATAACCAACTTGTCCTACTAAAAGATATTGAATTCTTCTCCATGTGTGAACATCATATGTTGCCTTTCTTTGGTAAGGCACACATAGCCTACATACCAAATACAAAAGTGGTAGGGATATCCAAACTGGCGAGGCTGTTAGATATACATTCCAGAAAACTTCAGATACAGGAAAGGATAGGGGAGGAGGTAACAAAAGATATTATGGAACATCTAGACGCAAGAGGAGCCGCTTGTATAATTGAAGCCCAGCACCTCTGTATGAGAATGAGAGGAGTAGGTAAGCAACATAGTATAATGACTACCTCCTCAGTCAAAGGGACCTTTTTAGAGGACGGCAATGCAAGAGCAGAGCTAATGGGATTGATAAAATGATTAAAAACTTTGTAGTAATAAAAACACAATTTGAAGCGTTACATAATTGGGAAGATGCTTGGCAAATAAAGGAGGTAGACTTTCTTAAACATCCCCACCGCCATATCTTTCATGTAACAATGAAGTGGGAGGTAGGAGGATTAAATAGAGAAATAGAGTTTATACTACAAAAAAGAGAGGTTGAGGATTTTATTACAATGACTTGGAAGAGAGGCACTCTTACAAATATGTCCTGTGAAATGATGTGTGCAGAGCTTATGGAGAAATTCAATGCCTGCTATGTATCTGTATTCGAGGACAATGAGAACGGAGCAGAAAGGATAAACGATGAAATATGATTATGTAATCTTAGACCCCGCTAGTACAGAGTTTAATAGAGGGGGATTCTGCTACTTACCATATATCCTATATAGTGCCTTAAAGGAAGAGGGGAAAGAGGTAATCCTGATAGAAGACTTCACAGTGGCAGAACTAGACAACCTCCCAGAGGCAAAACAATATATAGCAAGCCTTTGGTCTTATCCTCAGATGGATATTTGTTTTATCCTAAATAAATTTCTAGACAGGGTATCTTACTTCGGATATATTCCATTGATAGAGAACCTACAACTAGGTCTTTTCCCTATCTCTGAGGAACGACTTAAGAAGGGTCTCCAATACTATCCTAGCTATTATAAAGATTTCAAATACATATTATTATCAGACTGTGATATGCATCTAAAAAAGTATGAAGGAATTGTTCACCCGCTGTGTACATCTTATGGTTGTTCCAATGCCTGCGCCTTTTGTCCGTCCTCTGTAAACAGCGGGTGGAATAGAGTTGTAATACCTGTGGACACGGTATCGTTAATGATAGATTCCTGTGTTGAACAAGGCATACATAATATCCATTTTACAGACGAGGACTTCTTCTTTAATGCCGATAGAGCCTTTGACATCTTAAACGGGTTGATAATAAGAGAAACAGAATTTAACCTGATAGCGTTAGGCAGTAGTATTAATGTAGAACGATTTATAGAGAGGTACGGAGTAGAGGTGCTTGAGGACTCTGGTTTAAAGATAATTGAGATAGGGTTTGAGACAGCTGACGAGGACTTAACCAAATCCATGCTCAAACCGTCTATTGGTATGAACAGGTTTGAGAAGTTGGCTAAGGAATTAGAAGGCCATGTAGACATCTTTTGGTTAACTCTGACATTCTTTCCAGGAGAAACAATCACAACCTTAAACAAGACGGGAGCATTTCTAAGAGAGTATGGATTTGATAAGGAAGAGATGTATGGGAGGGTTCGTACAAACAGCACGGAGGGAGGATTAGGACAGTTCTTTCAACCTTATCATGGTACAAGAGGGTTCGGAGAGTTAGGTGAGAAAGGGGTAACAATCTCAGAAAGGCCGGTAAGGCTGGTGCCAAGCTACATACCAGACAGTTTTCTAAATTCTGGAATAGAAAAGGTTCACAGAGAAGTAACTCAAGAAGACAAGGAATGGTTTGCTTTATATAAGGTACCAGACCTTAGCAAGTTCCTTACTAAAGGAATAGAAGGGTATACCATTAGGGCTGTCTGTGGTATGAGCGGTAATCATACTTTAGCGGACAAATGTGTATTTTATGCTATATGTGCAAGGTTGGGAATAATAACATGATATACAACATACCAATAGAGCCATTAGAGACGAGATACTCTGGACAATGGGACAGATATTTTACAGGAGAGTTCCATGAGAAGGATTTAGATTTTAGAAATATCTATGGGGAAAGAGTATCCTCTAAAATAGAGCAAGGAAGTTTCTTAGATGTGGTTAATACTAATATTTACAAGGTGTCTCAGTTGTCCAAGATTTTAGAGTTAATACACTCTAAGAAAGTAAAGGACAGCGATATCTTTTTCTTCCATGATATATGGTTTCCTGGTTTGGAGACTCTCGCCTACATAAGAGACGGACTAGGATTAGATATAAAGATATATGGTTGTCTTCATGCAGGTACATATGATAAGAATGATTTTCTGGCTCAGAAAGGCATGGCAACATGGGGAAAGAGTTGTGAAGAAGGTTGGTTTAGCTTGGTAGATAAAATATTTGTTGCTACAGAGTATCATAAATCACTCGTAGAGAAAGAAAGAGAGGTAGGAAAAGATAAAATAATTGTTACAGGATTTCCTATCCACTCGCCTCTCCCATCTAGGGTAGAGAGAAAAAATCAGATTGTATTTCCTCATAGGTTAGACAAAGAAAAGAACCCTCAGGCATTTGATAGGTTAAAACACTTTTTTAAGGCAAAAGGTTACCTAACAAAGTTCGTAAAGACAATGGACAACTTCACAACAAAGGAAAATTATTATAAAACTCTTCAAGAGTCTGAGATAGCAATATCTTTTGCAGAACAGGAGACATGGGGAATAGCAATGCAAGAGGCTCTCTTTTTAGATTGTGTTCCTCTTGTACCAGATAGACTAAGTTATAAGGAGATGTTTCCACAAGAACTGCGATATACCTCTGAGCACAATCTGCGCCAATGTATCTTGCGTTATCTAAACGACGAGGAATACAAAAACAGACTTATAGACATTAAAAACTCTACCAAGGTAAAACTATTAAAAAGAGGAGAGGAGGCAATAGATAATATGATAAAGGAGATGGAATTATGAGAATATATCTGGCTGGAGAAGGGGATAATAGTAAGAAGGGCGTATTGACACTCTATAAAAACATTTCAGGCGTGAATCGGCTTTTCTCCATGTACTATCTATGTGGTAAGGACTACCCTACACTCAACTATTTCGTTAAGAAGAGGCATAAACAACATCATTCGCTGTTCTTGGATAGTGGGGCACCTACTCTGTACAATAAATTTGCCAGGAAGGTGGGAGGAGAATTTATGGGGGCTCACATGAGTAATAGGAAACACGACGATTTTTCTTTCCTAGAATCAGAATTCTTTTTAGATTACAGAGAAAAACATATTGAATTTCTAAAGGAACATAAACACCATTTTGATGTTTACACCATATTAGATATAATTAACAACCAGGAGGCCACATGGGAACAGCAACAGTATTACGAGTCCAAAGGATTAAATCCTCTCCCTGTATGGCACTTTGGTTCAGATGAGAAATGGTTAAGACTTTATCTTGAGAAAGGATACAAGTATATAGGTATTGGTGGAATGGTACCTAATCCAAGAAGTATCTTGATACCTTCTCTTAATAACATATGGCAAAAATATCTAACGAATACAAAAGGAGAACCAATAGTAAAGATACATGGATTTGCTATGACATCTACTCTTATGATGCAGGAATATCCTTGGCATAGTGTGGACAGTACCACGTGGATAAAAATAGGGATGTACGGAGGTATTCTATTACCTGATTTTGTAAAAGGTAAACCCGACTTCTTAGAAGGCAATATTAGTTTATCCGTATCTTCTAAATCAAAACAAGATAAAAAGAAGCTAGGTCATATAAGTAATTATCCTGAGAAGAGAAAAGCAGTTTTTATAGAGTACCTTCGTGAGAAAGGATACGTTATAGGGAAGAGTATTTTTAAACATGGGGAGGAAAAGATAGTGGAGAAAGGTTTATGTAACCAGAGAAACCAGAGGCTGAGATATAATATGCAATACTTCCAGGAATTACAAAAGCACATATCAGAACAGCCCAGAATATTTAAAGTAAAGAAGAATTTTAACCTATAAGGAGGTAAGATGAAAAGACAGGAAGTATTAAATATTCTAAAAGCAGTAAAGCCTGCACTGGCAAACAAAGAAATATTAGAACAGACAACCAGTTTCGTGTTTAGGAAGAAAACAGTTTTTACCTATAATGATGAGGTTATGATATCACACCCTATTAACCTACCTATTAAAGGAGCAGTACCAGCAAAAGAGTTATACGATTTATTAAGTAAGATAGAAGTAGATAAGATTAAGATAGAACAAACCGAGACAGAGCTCTCAATAACAGGAGATAGTTTTAAAGCAGGATTATCCCTGACTCCGAAAGTAACCTTGCCTATTAAAGATATTAAAATGACAGACGACTGGAATAAACTACCTAAAGATTTTTGTGAGGGGGTTTCGTTTTGTTTGTTCTCCGCTGGTATGGATTATAGTAACCTAGTACTTACTCATATTCATGTAGGCAAAGGATTTGTAGAGTCCTGTGACAATTTTAGGCTATCTAGACATACAATCAAAAGTTCTAAGACAAGCATGTTGATTCCTGTCTCAGCCGCAAAAGAATTAATCAAATACAAACCTACCCACTACCAAAAGACCAAAGGTTGGGTACATTGTAAGAACGGAGAGAATGTGATTTTCTCTTTCAGAACTCATGCTAGTAAATATCCAGATACTTCTGCTATCTTGGAAATGAAAAAAGGAACAGACATCAAGTTTCCCTCCTCCTTATTTTCATCTTTAGAAGGTGCTGAGACATTATGCAAAGAAGACCTAGGTGGGGATAAATTTATAAAGGTAAGAATAAAAGGTAAGGAGATGACAATACAAGGTAAAGGCGATGTGGGTTGGTATAAGGAGACGTTTGAATTAAAGAAGGCTTGTAAGGATGTGGTGACATTTGAAATCAACTCCAAATCATTTAGAGATATATTAACTCATTTAAAGAAGGCTACACTATCTAAGACAAAGATGAAGTTCGAAGGGGACAATTTTATTCACATGGTTGTATTGAAAGGATAATATGAAGGGTTTCTTTGAAAAAGAAGAAGTAGAAGATAAGAACGCTAATTGTATAAAGTGCAAGTTATTTAAGACCTGCGAGACCCCCAGGATGAAAGTCTCTGGTAAAGGGGAGAAAGGAATACTTGTTATAGCCGAGGCTCCTGGAGCGTCTGAGGATGCCGAAGGGAAGGCTCTTGTAGGACAGGCAGGACAATTATTTAGAGGAGTACTGACAGAGTGTGGGATAGACTTAGATAGAGACTGCTGGAAGACAAATGCTTTATCCTGTCGTCCTCCTAAAAACAGAGCACCTTCCAAAGCTGAGATTAAATATTGTAGACCTAGGGTAGAAAAAGTTCTTAAAAGAAAGAAACCTCAGTTGGTCTTCTTATTAGGAGGAGCATCTATAGAAAGTTTTATAGGGAACAGGCTTAGTGAAGCGCCAGGAGGAGTGACTAGATGGAGAGGTTTTGTAGTACCAGACCAAAGGTATAAGGTATGGATGACTTCAACATTCCATCCTAGTTACCTATTGCGTAATCCAGGGGACGATATATTAGAGAACCTATTCAGGAGAGATATTAAAGGAGGATTAAAGAAGTTACATAAGAAAGTTCCTAGGCATGGAGGATATAATATAAATATAGGAGACCCACCTTTTGAATACTCAAACAAAGGATTTGACTTACTAGCTTTTGATTATGAAACTACTGGACTAAAGCCTTACAGGAAAGGACATGAAATAATCTGTTGTGCATTTAGTATAGAGGAGAACAAAGCGGAGGTGTTTGAATTAAACAATAAGAAGAATATAAAAATATGGAAGAATGTTTTAAGACATAAAAAGATTAAAAAGACCGCTCAGAACATTAAGTTTGAACACCAATGGAGCAGAAATATATTAGGAGTAGAAACAAGAGGCTGGGTGTGGGATACAATGCAGGCTTCCCATATATTAGATAATCGAAAAGGCATTACAGGTTTAAAGTTTCAATCCTATATCAATTTTGGACAGGAAGATTATTCAAGTCATTTAGATAAGTATATAAAATGTGATAATGGGAAAGGCTTTAATAATATTAAAGAAGCAAATATAGACGAAATAATGAAGTATTGCGGTATGGACGCTATCCTAGAATACAAATTAGCAAAAAAACAAATGAGATTATTGAAATAAATAAAAACTATTTTATTTTTTTCTTTACATTTATAAACAAATATGCTATAATGGTTAGATGGCAGAGAGTTTTTCGCTCTTTGATAATTTAATTGTTATGGACATTTCGCTTTCAGGGAACTGGAGAGAGAAATGAAAGAACTAACTATTTTCATTGCGGTGTCAGATTGTGGTGGTTGGGGTAGAAGTAAAGACGCTAAACTTGCAATCAAGAACGCTGTCAGTTGCTCACATATTGGCGGTAAGGTGCTGGTTCATTTATACAAAGCACACCCTGACACGGAGATTAGTGATATGGATGGAACATTAAGTTTTCCATCTCCTTATAAACCACTCAAGGTTGGCATATTTAATAGATATGGAAAGATTCAAAATATAACTTTATAACCTTTTAAACACTGAATGAAATGTCCAGACCACAATGAATAAAGAAGCCTACAAATTAATGCATGAAGGGACTCTGGCTTTTGCTGATATAGAACAGAACGGAATAAGAGTAGACATACCGTACTATAAAAGACAGAGATTAATGATAAAGGAACAAATAAGGTTATTAGAATTAGAATTAGATAGGACAGAAGAAGTAAAGACATGGCGGCAAGTATATAAAGAGAAATTCAATATAGACTCAAATCCTCAGTTATCTAAGGTGTTGTTTACTCATTTAGAAATAGAACCTCCCACATTAACAGCAAAAGGAAACCCTTCTGTAGATAAAGACAGTTTACATCTTATAGACTCCCCTATTGTACAACCGTTGATACAACTCAGGCAATTAAAAAAGCTAAGGAATACCTACATCAAGAACATATTGAAGGAGACTGTGCGAGGAATCCTTCACCCTGTTTTTAATTTACATATTCCAGCTACATATAGGTCTAGTTCAGATTCTCCTAACTTCCAGAATATACCAATCAGAGACCCGTTCATGGGTAAGATTATAAGACAAGGATTTATACCTAGAGATGGAGGGATGATAGGTGGATTAGATTATGCTGGGATAGAATTGTCAATGGCTGGTTGTAATAGTAGAGACCCAGTCTTGATAGATAACTTTACTACCATTCATAAAACTCAAGCTGCTAAATGCTATGCTCTGCCAGAGGAACAGGTAACAAAGGATATAAGATACTGTGGGAAGAATGCTTTCGTATTCCCACAACTATATGGGAGTTGGTATGAACAATGTGCTACAAATCTAATGGCTAATATTAACACTATGAAGTTAAAAACAAAAGATGGTGTAGGATTAAAGAAACACCTAAAATCTAAAAAGCTAAGCAATATAAATGCTTTCTCCAGGCATATAGAGAAAGTAGAGACAGAGTTCTGGGAGACCTATCATGTACATCATAAATGGAAGGAGGGTTGGATAGCCAATTATCGAAAGAAAGGTTATATAGAAATGTTGACAGGATTTAGATGTGGTGGTGTACTATCTAAGAACCAGTTATTAAATTACTCTAACCAAGGGACAGCGTTTCACTGCTTACTGTGGAGTATTATCCAGATGAATAAATGGTTAAAGAAGTATAAGATGAAGAGCAAGATAATATGGAATATCCATGACGATATGGGAATGGATATTGATAAGACAGAACAAGAAGACGTATTACAAAAAGCTAAGGAGGTGATGTGTGTAGATATTAAGAAGGCGTGGGAGTGGATTATTACACCCTTGGAAGTCGAGGGGGAATTTTCAGACAAAAATTGGTACGAGAAAAAGGAGATAAAAATTTAACTTTAGATAGGGAGAAAGAAAATGAAAATTTATTTTAGTAGTGATTATGACAAGTTTACATTTCATCATTCAAATAGACCTATCAGGTCGTCAAAGATAGAAAAATTAAAGAACTCCATGGCAAAGAAGAATTTTCTACCTAATGCGCCTCTTATATGTAAAAAGAAAAATGGACAGCTAGAAATATTTGATGGCCAGCATAGAAAAATTGTTGCAGAAGAATTGAGCATTCCAATAGCATATACATTAATAGGAGACAATAAAGACATCAGAGATGCAAACATTACTGACGTAGCAGAGTTTAATAACAATGCTGATAAATGGAGTGTTACAGATGCTATACATCACTTTGAATCGGTTAAGAATCCTCATTACATTAAACTTAAAGAATTTATGAATGAGTATAAATTTAATGCAACATTATCGGCAATAATGTTATCGATAGATGTCTCAAGTGAAAATAGATTGAAAAATCAATTCTTTCACAATAGTGGAGAGAAATTAAGAACAGGAAAGTTTAAAATTACAGATTATGAATATGCTAGAACCCTCGCAAATAATGTTTATGATTATAAAAAATACTTCAAGCATTGGAATAATAGAAACTTTGTTCTTGCTATCATGTATTTAGTATTTGGAGGTGTCTACAATCATAGTGACATGATGAATAAGATGGAGAAATATGATGGCCTGTTAAAATTCCAGGCTACGGTAAACGACTTCATCTTAAATATTGAGGAGATATATAATTATCATATGGGTGCGAAAAGTAGAGTTAGATTTACATAATTCTTAGGAGATTAATAATGTCATTGCATACTCAATACAGACCAAAAGACTTTGATGAGGTAATAGGGAATAGGCAGATAGTAAGAAGTCTGGAGTCTCTATTCGAGCACGGTAAATTATCTGCTCATGTATTTCTATTCCATGGGGCGAGTGGATGTGGTAAGACTACATTCGCTCGCATCATTGCGAACAAATTAGAATGCTCTCCAACAGACTTCATAGAGATTAATGCTGGGAATAATCGAGGCATAGATACTGCCAGGGAGATACTAAAGACGGTTCATTATCTTCCTACTCAGGGAGATTATAAAGTAATTCTATTTGATGAAGTACATCAAGCAACAAAAGACTTCCAGAATGCTTTATTAAAGGTGTTAGAAGACACACCACAGCATGTTTACCTTATCTTGTGTACGACAGAGCCTCAGAAGCTAATAGCTACAATAAGGAATAGGTGCGTTACCTATGAGGTAGAGTCTCTAAAGAGTAAGAAGATGTTAAAACTATTGGAGGATACTGCTGAGAAAGAGAAGGGAAATGTTTCTACTGATGCATTAACAAGGATAATCAATAAGTCTGACGGGTGCCCAAGGTTAGCTTTAATACTACTAGAACAAATAATACATCTTCCTTCTAAGGAACAGATAAAAGCCATTAAGGTATTTAAAACACAAGAGGAGAAAGTTATAGAACTGTGTAGAGCTATTCTTAATAAGGAGAGGTGGGAAAAGATTAGTAAGATACTTAAAGGGATGGAAGAAGAACCTGAGCATGTAAGAAGAGCTGTGTTGGGATATATGAACTCTGTCATGCTTAATAAAAATAATCCACATTGTATGTTGGTCTATTTAGCTTTTAAAGAGCCATTTTACGATACAGGTAAGGCAGGTTTAACTTTTGCAACCTATAAGGCTGTAAACTATTAAAAGGTTCTTTTGTTTTTTACTTTACTTTTTTTAATTTTACTTTATAATATAGATTAAAATTGGAGGAGATTATGAACACAAAAGAATTGAAAGAAGAGGTAAGGGTTAATGAAAACGACCTACAAGGAGAGTGGTCAAAGCAAGCTACTCTATTTCTGAAGTACTCATTAAAGATGTCGAGATTGATACACGATAGAGATACTTATAGAAGAGAAGTAGCAAATAAGATATTGGTTAGTACTGATAAAATAAGTGAGGCTGCATTGACAAGGATGTTGGATAGTGATGCTAAGATAGTAGACTATCAACTTCAAATTAATCAACATAAGAATGCTGTTCAATCTTTTGAACACAAAAAGAAAGCATTGGAATATGAAACACAATTATTAATTGGAGGGTTTTTTGCTGAGCCCAAAGAGAAGAAACCTATCAGGAAAGGAGGAAAATAGATAGGGTATTTATTTTATAACTTTTATTTTAGAAGGAGGGTCTAATATGGCTGTTAAGACTAAGAAGAAAAAGAAGGGTGTGGTTAAGAAGAAAACCGCCGCAGTAAAGAAAGGGAAGAAGACCTCTAAGAAGTATGACGACGATGAGAAAGACTTTGAAGAACGAATGAAGGCACAGGCCAAGGAGGGCGACAAAAGGAATACGAAAGAGATTCCATTAGACTTATCTAAGTTTGATAGAGAAGTAAATTTCTATAAAATGAAGTCTGGGGCAGATAAGAATAAGATAGATATACTGCCATTTAGAGTATCTGAGAAGTATTACAAAGACCTGTTACAGCACTCTAATATACCAACAGACAGAGCAGTAGGTAAGTTAGAACCCTCTCTTATTATTCCTGTACATAGAGGAGTAGGATTAGGTAATAAATCTGTGCTATGTAATTATTCTGCTTTTAAGAAGCCTTGTTTTATCTGTGAACAGATGTTTGAGTTAATTAAAGATGGTTATGAGAAGAACGAAGACCAGATTAAGAAACTGAGGCCTTCATGGAGAGCATTTTATAATGTTGTAGACAAAACGAGTAAGAAGAAAGAAGTAATGCTCCTTGAGATTAGTTTCTATCTATTTGAGAAGAACCTCAGGGAGGAAATAGAGACAAGCGATGAAGGTAGCATACCTTATGCCAGTTTGAAAAATGGTAAAACTTTAAAGTTTAAAGGAAAGGAGAAGAAATTGGGAAAGACTACTTTTATAGAAGTACCAACCATAGAGTTCTTAGACAGAGAACCTCTCTCGTCTTCCTTACTAGACGAAGTTTTCCAGTTGGACTCAGCTTTAATAATTCCTGAATATGAAGATGTGAAATCCTTATACTTAGAAGACGTAAAAGAAGACGATGAAGACGAGGACGAAGATGATGAGCACGAAGGTAATATAGTAGAAGAAGATGATGACGAAGATGATGACGAAGATGATGACGAGGACGAAGATGATGACGAGGACGAAGATGATGACGAAGATGATGACGAGGACGAAGATGATGATGAAGATGATGACGAAGATGATGACGAGGACGAAGATGATGATGAAGATGATGACGAAGATGATGATGAAGATGATGACGAAGATGATGATGAAGATGATGACGATTAATTAATTGGGGGAGGTAAGGAAAGTAAAAGGAGAATGGGAGACCACGACCGGCGTGGTAGATAC